TGCCCAAGAAAGCAATACAAGCGTTAAGCCCAAGCGAGTACGCAGCAACAACACGAGCAAAACGGCAAGGAAAAGCACAGGGACAACAGTTCGTGCCACAGCCAAAAAAGGTAAAAGCAAAAGTAAAACCATATCGAAAGGTGTAAATAGTGGCTGATACAAAAGACTTTATTCAACTACAAGTAGAGGCGTCTGAGCGTTTATATCAAATGATGCTTGATGACCATAAAGAACGAATTAAAGATATGTCGATGTGGGCTGAAACTAGTGTAAGTCTTATGAAAAAACTAGACGAACGAGACGAACTGATAGAAAAGCTTCACAGAGAAATTGAAGTGCTTAAGAATAAATAACTATGGCAAATACAACCGGCCTTACTACATTTAATTTAGATCTTAACGATCTAATAGAGGAAGCATACGAGCGCTCTGGGTTACAGTTGCGTTCTGGCTATGACTTTCGTACGGCCCGCCGGTCTTTAAACTTGCTTACTATTGAGTGGGCAAACCGTGGTATTAACTTATGGACTATTGAAGAAGGCGTAATTCCAATGGTTACAGGGCAGGCAGTATATCCCATACCAGAAGACACAATCGACCTTTTAGACCACGTCATTCGCCAAAACAACGGCACTGCTAGCACACAGTCAGATATTAATATTTCCCGTATCTCTGAGTCTACTTACTCAACCATACCTAATAAGCTAGCAAACGGCCGACCAATTCAAGTTTGGATTAACCGCCAGACTGCAAACACAAACTCAGCGGCGTCTACAACGGTAGCGGTAAGCGGAAACACACCAAGCGTATCTACTACAGACACTACAATTTACGTAGGATCTACAGCAAACTTACCTTCAACTGGGTTTGTTTTAATTGATTCGGAAACTATCGGGTATACCAACGTAACCGACAACCAACTAATAAACTGCGTAAGAGGACAAAACGGAACTACCGCAGCTACCCACGCCACTGGTGCTTCTGTAAAAATACAAAACTTACCATGTATTAATGTTTGGCCTGCCCCTAATGCTGGTGGAGACTATACGTTTGTTTACTGGCGCATGCGCCGCATGCAAGATGCTGGAAACGGTGTAAACATTCAAGACATCCCATTCCGCTTTATTCCCTGTATGGTGGCTGGATTGGCATACTATATTGCAATGAAGAAACCAGAAGTAACGCCAGACAGAGTTCTAGGTCTTAAAGCCGACTACGAACAACAATGGCTATTAGCTTCTCAAGAAGATAGAGAAAAGGCTTCTGATAGGTTCGTACCCCGTCAGTTGTTTTATTAATGCCATCTAAATATGCATCTGGCAAGAATTCGATTGCGGAGTGTGACCGATGTGGTCAGAGGTATAAACTTAAGGAATTACAGAAACAAGTAGTTAAGACCAAGCTTTATAATATTAAGGTGTGTCCTAGCTGTTGGGACCCAGATCAGCCACAGTTATCGCTGGGTTTATATCCAGTTAATGACCCGCAGGCAGTTCGGGAACCAAGACCTGACGTTAGTTATCTGGTCTCAGGGACAGATGTTTTAGGGAATGTGTCTGGCGGTAGTAGGGTATTTCAGTGGGGGTGGGCACCAGTGGGCGGGGCAAGCGGGTTTGATACCGTTTTAACCCCAAACTATTTGGTGGCAATAGGGCAACTTGGTACAATAACAGTATCAACAACTTAGGAGTTTAAAATGGGTTATACATCAACAGCAGACGGAGTAGCCAAAAAAGGTAAGACCGAAGGTACAAATTTAGGCGATAGTGGTCCTACAGTCTTGGGCATGAAGGCAAAGCCAAAGATGGGTGGCAAAAGCCAAATGGACATGAAGAAAATGGGGCGTAATTTAGCCAAAGTCAAGAACCAAGGCATGATGCGTAAAAGCGCAGGGAGAGGTCGATAATGGCTAACTATTCAAAGAAAGTAATGGGCAAAGAAGTTGGAGACGCTAAAGTCTATGCTCCTCCCCATACCATGAAAGGCAAGGCTATTTCTGCCAAGGGATTGACTTCTAAAGGTACGACTGGTGCAGAACAAATGGCTAATATGAATATCTCGGTTGACGGGATTAGTAAAGGTAATGGCAAGCCCGTAAATCAGTACGGCAAGATTGAGATGCGTGGTGCTGGTGCGGCTACTAAAGGCCGTATGTCTAGTGGAAAAATGGGTTAAAGGTATACTTTAATGAACTATGTTCAACTTTACCAAGCAATACAAGATTATGTTGAAACTACTGAACAACTGTTCGTGGACAACATCTCTACGTTTGTTCGGCAAGCTGAACAACGCATTTACAACACCGTTCAGTTACCCCCACTTCGTAAGAACGTAACAGGTACATTAACAGCCAGCAACAAGTATCTTTCTGCACCGCTTGACTACTTATCTACGTTTTCAATGGCAATAATTAAAGCCGACGGAAGCTACGACTATTTACTTAACAAAGACGTTAACTTTATCCGTGAATCATACCCACAGCCTACAGATACAGGGTTGCCTAAGTACTATGCTTTGTTTGGATCACAATACACACTTACGAACGAATTGTCTTTTATTCTTGGACCAACACCAGATAGTAGTTATAACGTAGAACTACACTATTTTTACTACCCTATATCTATTGTGCAAGGAGCTGTAACCTCTGGCACGATTACGCCAGGGTCTGGCTATATCAACAACTTGTACAGTAACGTGCCTATTACGGGTGGTTCTGGGTCGGGTGCTACGGCTAACATTACGGTGGCTGGCAACGTAGTTACAAACGTTCGCTTTAACAACCTAGGTAACTTTTACGTGGTTGGTGACGTAGTTTCTGCCGCTACAGCGAACCTTGGCGGTACAGGATCAGGCTTTCAGTTCACTATTACTGCGGTTGATAACACCCTTGGCACAAGCTGGGTTGGTGATAACTATGACCCATGTTTACTTTATGGTGCAATGCGGGAAGCTGTTATTTTCCAAAAGGGTGAGCAAGACATGGTCACTTATTACGAAAAACAGTTCCAAAATGCTATGGAGCAATTGAATCGCCTCGGCACAGGACTTGAAAGAGGTGACGCTTACAGGGACGGTCAGGCTCGTATACCGGTTAATCCATAATGGCTATCCAGCAAGGTCAGTGCACTATATTCAAAAAGAACTGCTTAAGCGGTTTAGAGAACTTTGCTGCTGGTACACCGTATACATATAAGATTGCGCTTTATACGGCACTTGCTGATTTATCCTACGAAACCTTAATTTATACGACAACCAATGAAATATCAGGCACAGGCTATACACCAGGGGGTAATACGCTGACTCGAATCGTTCCAGCCACTGATGAGCAGGTAGCTTACATATCGTTTCAAAACACTACTTGGAGCCCAGCGAGCTTTACTGCTAGAGGGGCCTTGATCTACAATAGCACTACAAATGCAGCGGTTGCGGTACTAGATTTTGGATCAGATAAAACGGCTACAAATACGTTTACTGTAACTTTCCCAACGGCGGATGCAGCAAACGCCATTATTAGATTGACTTAAGGAGTATTTATGAGTTCTGAAATAACAAAATTAGGCGACAGCTTTGGAGCTAGTGCTTCTTATGGCGGTGGTTCTGCTGAGACTGTTGGGTTAGAAGGTGTGTATGTGGCTACTTGTTATGGCGCTGATGGCGTTGAAAAATGGTCTGACACTATTGAAAACCTGACTACCAACGTAGGTCGTAAGAATTTAATGGATTCTTACTTTGGTAACACAGGCGGCGGTGCCATCATTATGGGCTTAGGAGGCGCTAATGCTGTCCCAGTATTTACCCCAGCTTATGCTGATACTCAAGCATCACACGCTGGCTGGTTTGAAGTTGGCGGTGCTAACGCTCCTACCTACTCTGGAACCCGTAAAACTCCAAGTTTCTCAGCGGCTACAACTGCTAACCCGTCTGTTCTAGCTACTTCAGCTGCGGTGGTGTTTAGCATGACTGGCTCTGGTACCGTTTATGGCGCTTTTATTAACGTAGGTGGTTCTACAGCGATTGATAACACCACAGGCACTTTGTTTAGCATCGGTGCATTTACGGCTGGTTCTAAAACGGTTACTTCTGGCGATACCATCAACGTCACGTATACACTCAGCGCTGCTGGCTAAGGAGCTTTAAATGGCTCTTCAGTTAAGAGATAGGGTATTAGAAACAGCCTCGGCTCCTGGCACAGGCACAGTTACCCTTCTTGGCGCTTCGTTAGGATACCAATCCTTTAATACCGCTTTAACTAGCGGTAGTACTACTTATTACACGATTGCGGATTTAGGCGGTGCAAACTGGGAAGTTGGTGTTGGTACGTTTACTTCTCCAAACCAGCTTGTACGTAATACTGTTTATTCTTCTAGTAATGGTGGTTCTACAGTTAACTTTAGTTCTGGCACACAGAACGTATTTATTACTTACCCGTCTTCGCAGTCAGTAAACCTTGATGCTTCTAACAACGTGTCTCCGCTTGGGACTGTAGCTTCAGGAGTTTGGAATGGTACTGCAATTGTTACGACTTATGGTGGTACTGGGCTTACTTCCTATACTGCTGGTGATCTACTTTATTACACTTCTGGTACTGCTCTGTCTAAACTGGGTATTGGCGCCAACGGATACATTCTTACTTCAAACGGTACAGCTCCAACGTGGGCAGCAAACACGGCAGCCACTCCAGACGATGCGTACTTTTTATCATTTATGATGGGTTAATATGGCAACTTATTCAAACAACTCGTATGCGGTAAAGAACGTCAGTACGTCTGGCTCAACTGCTATATCAAGCATTGCTTCTGGTACTGTTGCGGTCTCAAGCCTCATCTTAGCAAACACAGGCGCAAGCCCAATTACTGTTAGCGCTTATATCACTCGTAGTTCAGTGAACTACTACCTCGTCTATGTAGCTACTGTGCCTGTTGGTGGTTCTTTAGAAGTCATTCAAGGCAACCGTGTTGTGCTAAAAACTAGTGATTCTCTGACTGTTGTTGCTGGTACGGCTACTTCTTGTGATGCGTTTGTTTCTGCTTTGACTGCGACCTAACATGGCATACATCGGAAATACTGTTGAGAACCAAGGCTTTACCCCAGCCATTGATTACTTCAATGGTAACGGCGTTACTGTAACGTTTACTCTATCACGCCCTATTGCTTCTGTAGCGCAGGTAATTGTTGCGATTGATAACGTTATTCAAAACCCAAGCTCAAGTTTTACCATAGCTGGTAATGCAATTACATTTAGTTCTGCCCCGCTGTCTGGCACAAACAACATCTGGGTTGAGTACACAAGTCTAATTACGACTTATCAAGCCATTTCTCAAGACCCAACCGTTATTGGTGACATTAGAGCTACTGGCGGTTACTTAGCCGAGGGTGACTTTGGTAACTCGTTTGTTGACGGCGCAATCCTTGACTACGTTACAGGTAGAGGCCGAGTTACTGTAGGCGACTTAGATGACATCACTTTCTACCACGGCGGCACAGCTGGTCGTTCTGCAATGATGGATTTGTATTACGCTGGTGGCGCTAAAGTTTACGGAACTACTGCGTTAACTATTCCTGTTGGTACAACTGCCCAAAGACCTACTGGCGCTAACGGCATGATTAGGTACAACACCACACTTGGCGTTTTAGAAGGTTACATTAACGGTGCTTGGACAACCGTAAAAGATAGCTCTTATTCCGTAGAATATCTTGTAATTGCTGGTGGCGCAGGTGGAGGCGCACAGCACGGTGGAGGAGGTGGATCTGGCGGGTATCGCTCTTCTGTAATCGGAGAATCTTTCCAAGAACCCGTATTAAATATTTTTCCAGGAACTTCCTATACCGTAACTGTTGGTGCTGGCGGTGCAGGTGGGACAAGCGGACAGCCTGGAACTAATGGAAACAACTCTGTGTTTGGGTCTATTACATCAGTTGGTGGCGGCGGTGGTGGTGGCTGGGGAGTTAGTCCTTTTGGAGGCTTAAATGGCGGTTCTGGGGGTGGCGCTTCTTTAACAGGTGTGGGTGGTAACGCAACTGCTGGACAAGGATTTAATGGTGGGGATACTGGGCCACAAGGCATAAACTCAACCTTCCCAAATGGTGGATCGGGCGGCGGCGGCGCTAATAATATCGGTGAAAGTTCGCAGAGTTTATCTAAAGCTGGTAATGGCGGTAATGGGCTTTCTTCATCTATTACTGGAACATCAGTAACTCGTGCTGGCGGCGGCGGCGGCGGTTCCCATAGCCCATATGCAATTGGTATTGGTGGTTCTGGTGGTGGTGGTAATGGTGGTCTAGGAAACAACGGAGCCCCAAGTGGAACTGGCGGAGATGGTACTGTGAATACTGGCTCTGGCGGCGGCGGTTCTGGTTCTAATTCAGCTAACGGTGGGGCTGGTGGTTCTGGCGTAGTTATCATTCGTTACTCAGGCGCTCAACGAGGTACAGGCGGAACCGTTACATCATCAGGCGGATACACTATTCACACTTTCACATCATCTGGTACATATACGGCTTAAGGAGAAAACATGGGACATTTTGCAAAAGTAGTTGACGGTAAAGTTACACAAGTGATTGTGGCTGAACCTGATTTCTTTCAAACATTCGTAGATTCAAGCCCTGGTGAGTGGATTCAAACATCCTATAACACCATTGGCAATCAACATACTCAAGGCGGTACACCATTGCGTGGTAACTACGCTGGTATTGGCTACACATACGACAGAGAAAACGATGTGTTTATTGCCCCAAAACCATCTGATGACGCTACACTAAATACTGAAACATGGCTATGGGAAGTTCCTGTAGTTGAAGAAGCACAAGAGAGCTAAATAATGCCAATAAGCACCATTGACCAAAAAGGCTTAAACGCTCCGCTATCTTTAACGACACCAAACCTTGGCACCCCATCTGCTATTAATTTAAGTAATGCTACTGCTTTACCCGCTAGCGCTTTACCTACTGGATGTATTTTACAAGTTCAATACGCAACTATTGGAACAGCCTTTACTACAACCAGCCAGACTGCGGTAAATTCATCTTTGTATGTATCAATAACACCTAGCTCTACATCAAGCAAAATTCTTGTTATTTGTACTGGTTCTTTTGGTTACGCTAATAGCGGTAGCTCTAATTTTGGATTTCAATTATGGCGAAATGGTGTAACTGGAACTCAAATTGGTAACGGCACAATTAATACAACTGGAGCAGTAAGTCAGCTTGATATGCCCGGAGCGTTAAGTGGCTATGACACGCCATCTACAACTTCTTCTATTAATTACTATTTAGGTGTTAATACACAACCTAGTGTTGGTGGAACAGTTCGAGTTCGTGAAGGTTCTTCAATTATTGCTATGGAAATACGTTAATGCCATACATCGGAAACCCCATATACCAATCGGCTTTTGTAGTCGATCAATTCAACGGTAACGGCTCTACTACGGCTTTCACAATGTCGGTGGCACCTGCTGGGGTTACTAACGTACTGGTAGCGGTATCCT